AACCATACTTGATCATTATTTGGTAATGATGCTGAATTCCAAATACCTTCAATTGTTACGCCAACATTAGCATTAATTGTGGAATTCCAAATCTCCAGTCAATATCGCATTAAATGGTAATGTCCATTTGCTATTTGCAGTGGTGACTATTTTCCATGAAATACCAGTTATACCATCAGAAGCTCCGCCAGTTCTAATTACAACTGTCTCGGTAGTTTGTGTGCCTTCATAAACATATTTCTCAACTCTATAATTAGACGTAACTATCACATCTTGAAGCCGTAATCTCCATTCCTGGTGATGTTGGTGTACTACCTATAACAACCGATGCATTTAATTTGCAATCTTTCAGAAAATAATATTGAGGCATTGCAGTCGCCCCGATAATTGTTTTACCGGAACCCAATGCAGATAAATCAACACCATCCAAAGATATTGAACCGCCAGCAGAGTTCGCGACAAATAAATTGGTAGGAAATATTGAGCCAGTTATTGCGTTTGCAGTATTTTTCCATTTTAATGTTAACCGATCTATCTGCTATCGAGGATGATGTACTCCCGACTTGTATTGTCGTGTTTATCCATGTTACAAAAGCAATTCCGGTAGTATTCCCAAGGAACAAATTTTGAGCTGATCCGCTATTTCGGTTTATAGCACAAATTCTCATAAATAAAAGCACTGCTTGCAGATGCCGCAATCGATGATGCCGCGGTTCCTGATGTTCCACAATTAAAAGTAATTCCGTAATAATAAGCACAGCCAGTATGAACTTGAGCGGTGACGCCAGTCGTTGATATTGTTGCTGTAGTTCTTAAGTCGGCAGATACGGGCGGCACAGTTCCGGCATGGTTAACGCAATAAATAAAACAAGGATTTGATATAGTTCCTGGTGATGTTAATGTTAATGTAGTCGCTTGGGTCTGCGCATGATCTTCCGATACAAAAAAACTATCACCTGCGGAGCCGCCAGCAAAAGCCGCATCTAAAGTTAAATAAGCATTTGCCCAATCTACACCAGTGGCAGCACCACCAGCCAATGAGCGAACATATACGTTTGCCATTGCAATTAATTATGAATTAGCTGTGCTTACTGGGATAGTATGAGTGAAGCTTGAAACGCTCACCTGAGCATTAGCTTGAATCGCAATACTGTTTAAAATTACGTTAGCCAATGTTGTGCCTACCGACACATCAAATACAGCGGTCGTATGGTCAGTTTTATAGCAGCGACCCCATGTACAATTTCCGGTTAAATTAGCGGCAGAACAAGCGGTCATCACGCCAGCAGTAATTACACCGGCTACCGAGTTCCCGAACGCAGTAGCATTAAATGTAATTGAAGCTAGTTTATTTTGTGTGGATATTGCCGTATCGCCAGTGGCCGGTTGCGCGCCATCCAGTAAATCTAAGAAGCCTGAATTCAATAAAACGCCTAATGCGTTAGCTTCAGTATTTACTGCCAGCGCGGTAAGTTGTGTGTTTTTTGACATGAGTTAATCCTTTTTCAATTCGTCTTGATGAACAATTTTAGCTACGATAGAGCCATCCGCCTGACGCTCTGCGCGAACGATGCTCTCGACTGTTTTAGGTTGTGGCAAATGCTGAATCGTATCGCCAACCTGAACAGGCGAAGGCTCAACGGTAATATTTACCGGACTAGGTTCTGCACCAGCAACGCGTACGAATGTATCGCCTAAATGTATTTCAGGTGGATGTACTTCAACATGAATCATCTTATTGTTCATGTCATTGCCATCAATTTTCTTAACTGGAGTGTCAGTTGGTTGCACATCACCTTCGCCACCATCGGCGGCAACTTGTGTTCGTTGTCTTAACTGGTGGTGGAGGCCAAGCAGCGGCTTCAGCTTCTGGTGTTAATGCATCTAAACCTAAACGTTCACGCACTTCTGTAGGAGTAACGACTCTTGATGCCGTATAAATTTGATCTACTTGCGCCTGGACTAATGGATCTACAACGCTTTCCATCTTCCATTTAAACTTAACTTCAGATACGCCCAAATTCACAGCAATAAGAAAATTCATCTTATTTTGAATCCAGCGCATTAAAGGCATTAAGCCTTCTTCTTTTGCTGTTTCAGCACCTTGTTCTGCTGTAGCACGATTGTTTGATTTAATGAATGGTGTTGGCGAAATTGAGAATGCAAAGCAACATATACGTGCTAGCCATTCGTCATATTCATCTTTTAATACATCTTTCTTTGGAAATACAATGTTTTGCAGGTTTGGTAAGAAACGCATTTTGCGTCTAGCTGCAGTATTGCCTTCATTCATTGAATCCCACATTAATTGAAAATCAGTAATTTGTTTCGGAGTCCACGTGTCAGGCACTTGAGCCAAAGCTTCAGGCACATTACCAGAAGTATAAAATTCTAGTTGTGACATTTGACGGCGCAATGCAATGTTAACCGTCATCATAATTTGTTCAACTGGACTGAATCCATACAATCTATTTGAACGTGGATTACGCATCATATAAATCAATTGGTCAGCAGTTAAATCATTTGCCATAATGCCATGTAATATTTGCTGATAAGCAACATCAGGCGGCTGTGGTGTACGTCCAGTAACATCAATCTTGCGTGTGATAGTTGCAGCGTCAACAATCTCAAATGCTCTCACCTTGCCACCACGGTTCATCGCTGGATAAATAGCTACTGCGTCAATAACCAATAGATCCTCAATGAAAATTGACAGCCAGTCATCCCATGAATGTTCACCGTCAGGCCGTTCAAGAAAATCTGATACTAATTTAATCTGACCAGCCAATGATTCGTTGGTCACCTTTTCGTCTTTTGGTACAATTTCCCAATCGAATGATTTGATCTGATCCTTGCGCGTTTCGATGATTATACGAAGTAAATCGTAACCATCTGCAAGATTACGCATTAAATAGAATGGATTAGATTCCGTGTTGCGTGGCGTTACTCTGGTATTTATGGCAACAGGATAATCGAAAGCGCGACCTTCGGATTGCAATTGTGCAACTGGCGCTAATGGCTGTGATGGGCCGAAGAAATTATCTGGAGCCACCCCGGTGATCGCATACTTGATACCAGCAGATACGCGAGCAATTAAGCCTTGATCTATATTCGTGCCTGAAGTTTCGCGTGATGCCATAATTAACTATCCATTCTGATATTTACACGATGCAACATGCCAGTAAGCATTCCAGCGTCTTCAATTAAGTTATTACTACCGGTGTAACATTGGCTATAATTACCTTCATCATCACGGTACATCATGATGAAATGTGTTAAATTGCCAGCTTTGGCCTCAGTCAATAATTCAGCCAGAAAATTAATCGCCTCTATTATTTGTTTCTTTAACTTTTGGTGGCGCAACTGGAAACTTAACTAAGTTCACGATTAATATTTCTCAACGAACTCAAAGGTCAATGTTGATTTTGTATATTCTTCTGGCAATACAGTGGCAGAACTAAATATAGATGTGAAAACTGTATTATCATTTTCAATAGCTTCAATCAATATATTAAGACCACGAAGAACATCTTCTTTCTTTGCGCCAAAACTAAAATCACCTACTTTTTGACTGAAATCATAGGCTGAAATTTTGCTCATCGGTTATTCCTTTTTCTGTGTTTGTTGCCGCATATATTCAACAAGGCCCATAGTTTTACCGCGAACTCTTCGCCAGTTTAAATATTGAGTACATGCGTCTACTTCATCGTCATGTGCACCAGCAGGAAAAGAGGATATTTCACTTAAGAATGTTTCTATATCGGAATCAATACTAGGATCAGGCAAGAAAACATTTCCGGCCTCTTGCGCTGGCTGTGCTGCATAAGCACGTGCAACTTTCCCACCTTCTGGCTGGATTGGGGATAATCCCAATTATCTCACTAGACAACGTTTCTATGACGGCGCTGCCGTTCGCCTTATCCTCGACAAGTATCGCTATGGACTCAGGATAAAGCGCTTTCATTGTTCTTATTGCTATTACGGTCGCAGCGAACCCCATCCGCTGTTTTACGCGCTTCAATAAATAATCGTTTGCGCCTTTATTCCCCCATGCCTGAATTGCAACATAATCAGAATTAGAAGTTTCTTTAAAGGTACAATCAACACTAATTACAATCTCTTCTAACTCTGGTAACTCTTTATAAAACTTCCAATGATTGCGATTAAATACTATGCCACCGCGTGGCACAGGTAATTGCTGATACAAAGCCGCCCATGTTCGACTATTCTGTTCAAACTGTGCCCAGTGTTTTGTATCGAACCATTCAGGCCAAAGATATTCACCTTCCTCGCGGCCCAATGGATCATTCTCAACTTCACATTTAGCTTGCAAACAAATAATTTCCCACTCATTACCATCACGACAAAGTATCTTGCCACTTTGTCCATTCCAGTTAGTTGGTAGTATTCGTCCGGCAATATCGTCTTCATGCCAGCGAGTATTATGGCTAACTAGTCCATTAGCAATAAAGTTTTCAGTCCCATCTATCTGAATATCAAAAACTTCTTCAATACCAGCCGCTGTTATATCAACTATCTTGTCTGGAATGAAATCTGAGATATTGGGACGCCGACATAGCAACTTCTTCAGTTTTTGCATACCCGACAACAAGATTGCAGTCATTGCAAAGAAGCGCCCTGACCTTTCCTGTGTCGTGGCAATGGTCAACGCAGAGCTTTCCACCCCAGTGCGCTCTAACATTGTATCCTGGTGATTGTCTACATATTGCGCACTTACCTTCTTGATTAGCAAGCATAATGTTGTACTCTTGCAAAGTAATGCCGTAGCGATGCTTAAGATGTGCCGCACGATGCGACTCGCTGTTAACAGATGGCGATCTAATGCCATCAGCCCACCGCTTCTTATTGTAATGCGATGCGCAGTAACCTCTACAAGAAACTGGCTTATCACATCCATCTTCTGCGGCAAGCTTTACCTTTCCACTTCCCCCATTGACCCGGAGTATTTCTTGCCCCTGGCGTAAGTCTCTCGTTCGTATCCATTTCAACTTCCCATTTTCAGAAACAAGAAACGGATGCCTCTCATTCGCTTTAACTGATATACCAGATTTTGTCTTAATTTCATATACAGAGTCAAACCCATTACTTTTCCAATTCATTACTACTGATGTGAATAATTCTCCATTTTTATAAGTTGCAACATGATCGCCTATCCGAATGTCTCGCAGTGGTTTTTCGGTTCCATGGGCAAGTGTTACTGACGTGTCTCCGGTCATGCATTGTATTAAAACTATCCAGCCGCCAGGTATCGAACCTAGTTTTTAAATCGTCTTCATAGGCTTCAAAAGTCTTATTGCGTATCGTTTCAGAATCTGCTTGTTCACGACCTTTAATTGGATCGTCGATAATAATACCGTTCGCACGATTACCAGTAACGCCACCAAGAATACCGCAAGCCATGTACTCACTGCCGTTAGTAAGCGAGAACTCTTGAGCTGCGTGTGATTCTTGAGATAATTCTGTATTGAATATATCTTTGTATCTTTTCTGTTTCAGTATGGCGCGAGTGCGCCGTCCCATCTTTCTGGCTAAGTCATCACCATAACTAGCCAGTATCAATTTTCTATTGGGCTTCTCGCCCAAATAGCGAGAGGGAAAAACTACTGAGGCATAAGTTGACTTAGCACTACCAGGCGGCATGAATATCATCATTCGGCCATGTGGCGTATTACTTATTTCATCTAACTTTGTCAGCATTAATCTATGATGATCTGCGAGCGTTGTTTCCACTGGTTCAAAGAACTCAGTATCAGGACTATCGCCTATTGGTCTGCCAGGCACTTCAATTGCATTTGTATAATGGAGTATGTCGGTACGAGCCTTACGTCTGATCAATAATTCTCGCGCCGCCTCCGCTTGCAGATTGCAAAGAGTTCATCATCGGTCATGTCCTTTCTTTTTTTATCCACCGATAGATTGTTGTTAATCTGTATTGCGGTATCTGGAGTTTTGCCGAGTACTACTTCTTTAGCCTTGAGTATTGTATCGGCACGAGCGCGGTAATCATTTTGGTTTTTCGCAAATATCGGCCATTGCATCTTGCACATTTTTTATAGCGTTGTTATTAAAGAATTGGATGTATTGGAATCTATCATTAACTAATTCATCATGAACGGAAGTGGCTGTTTCATTTAATGTTTCTCTTGCGAGTTTTAATTCTATATCCTGTTGAATTAAAACATCTTTTCCTGTTTCTTTTGACCAATTGTTAAAATGAGATTTTTTACTTAAAGCGCTGCGACTTATTCCAGTCTTTTCCTCTATCTTAGATAGCGATAATCCGGCTTCAAAATACTCCTTGGCCCTTGACCATTCCGACTCGGTTGTTTTGATGTTTGCCATTTAATCACAATCAACAACAGAGATAAATTCCTTCAACGCAACAACAACTGCAGGATGAATTATGTTTGATTCTTTCTCAGATAACAATTTAATAACCTTGATAGCTTTCTCGTATTTCGTTTTATAATCGGACTTAGGTTTAAACCAGAATGAAAGAGTCATATTATTATTCCCTATCCGATTATTTAATATAGCTTAGTGCTCTGGCGCTATTATCCAGATTTAATGATGATCTAATGATCTATTGCGGCACTAAGACGGCTGATTGCTATGTTATTCCTAGTCAATAAACCTCTTTCAGGTCATCTACGAATATGCGTTTAACAATCATGCGTATTAATGCTACAAACACGAAAGCCCAAATGCGATTTCTCACAAATGAGCCTCGGAATTTATGCGGTAATAATCACCGCAATTAATTTACAATTTTACTTTATAGTAACTTTCATGCAACAAGCGGCATTACCTTTTCGTAATTGGTTTCTGCGGCCTGAGTTTAATTCTACCTCAGTTAGGCTGGGCAACGATTCTAATAATACGTGCCTTATCAGCCAAAGAATCGAACGCTTAAACATTATACCAAGGTAACAGTAAGACTTCCAGCAGCATCGCCAACTGGCGGCGCTGGCACAGAAAAATCAGCAGAAAGTTTCTCACCGAATACTTCACCGCCAGAATTTACACGCCATGCAGTTGCGGCGTAATCACCTGGCACGAAATCCAACTCAGCTTTAGGGTCTGCAAACTCTTGATCTACCGTAGGCTGTAAAGCCGCTTGTGTCTACAACATTAAAATGCCAGTTAGCCAACACTTCGCC